TGTATTCCGTCCCACTTATATTGAATGCCTGTGGTTAAGTTTGACACATAAGTTATGTCGTCAACATCTGTAGGATCAAATATAACAGCCCAAGAAGAGCCGTTCCATTCAATAATGCTGTTTCCTGGAATAGATGTTGCTGATCCATCTAAATTCTTCCATGCTGCTGGCTTGTTACCAGTTTCGTCATTGATATCTTCCAACATAAGGAATCGATGACCGGTTGGTATGTTTGCTAACCCATTAAACTTGTCAATAGGATTGTATCTAAACGGATCAATAATTGCATTTATGGTTCCATTACCTGAAGGATATTGAGCACTTACGATAAGTGTATTAGCATTCAAGGTGTCTCTATCCATACTAACCAATAATATAAAAGGATCCACAGGATTAATTGCTATTGTGCCTTGTATTTCACTTCCATCTGGTTGTTTGAAATAAACCGTGCTAGTACCTTCAACAAAATTACCAAGTGCAGACAATACAGCATTCCAGTCAAGTTTTCTACCATTGGTAAATTCTTTTTCATCAAGACCCAGCGATTGTATTGCAGCATTTTGATCCACGACGGTTAGTTCGTAATCTAGATCGATACCATTATTTGCCTTGAATAGTAATACTGGATATCTTGGATTTACATAAACGCTGTTTGCTTCATTGTTATTATAGATCAGTGTTGAAAGATTAACTACATTTCCTTCTTCAGTGAATATATTAGCAATGATACTGCGAATAACTCCGAGCTTTTTAACCTTAGCAGGAGGTGATATCCAAATAGGAATTTCAAAATCAACCGTGCATATGTCAATGTCTGACTCAGCACCAGCCGGAATTGATCTAGAAGTAAATGATGTGCTTGTAAGATACACAACGCTCAAACTAGTCCAGTCAACATAATTGTCTGTGGTTTGTATTTCCAATGCAGGGTTAAACAATACTAGTATCTGTTCCAGTAGTTGTAATTTTTGATCTGTGTTTGAAGTCCATATATCACATCTCATGCTTAGAGTAAATGGTGTAGGCATCAATCTTTCTACGGTTACATTCTTTCCTTGAGCACCAGTATATTGTCTTTCACCATCCTCGTCAATGTTATAATGTCTTTCTCTAATATTAACCTTACTAACAAAAGTAGGATCAGTTAATCTAGAAGTATCCATTTCCAACCCAGTAATGTAACATGCCATTCTAGGAACGGTAGGAAGTTTATTTTCAGAATTTTCTCTGATAATATTTGCAACCTGTCTTGTTAAATCGCCGTACATGACTGGCACAGATTGTTGATCTCCGTTGCCGGCTTCGTACTTAAAGCCTATGAAGATTCTCATAAACTGAGTTACGTATCTTCTAATCTGTCCGTCGTAGAAAAAATCCATTATTTTTTAAATCCGTGTGTAAATGCTTTTTCATCGCCCTTGGCTGCTGCTGCTCGGCGCTGTTTAATCTTTAATGCAATAGGTTCCTCTTCCTTTTCAGGTGGACGCCTTTTAACTACATGCTTCTTCGGGCGGCTGGTTGCAAAGCCTAGTATTTCATCTATACGCATTATTCATCTGCCTTTGGTTTTAGTGCTTTTGATAAGCTCTGTTTTTCCTTAACAACCTGTCCATTAATAACCTGTTGATTCGTGTTATTGATAAATGAAGTTTTCTGTGTTTCTTTTTCTTCCTTGCCAGCAAATGTAGCACCGGCTGATGTATCGCTTGTGCCAAGATGTGTAATATTTGTTCTCACGTCATCCTCTACTTTGCTCCATCTTCCTTTTGCATAACGGAACAATCTAGTTGGTTTGTAATCAGTTCTTAAGTGGAACTGGCCTTCGCTTGCTCCTAGTGGAAATGCAATACCTTGCGTAAACGGAGCACCATTAGGTGGTATACCATCTCCAACAATATATCCTTTGTATCCATTTGCTTCTGCTGATTGAAAAACGGTATCAGAAGTAATACTATCGATCGTAGCATCATCCAATGTTGTATCAGCAGTTACTAGTTCGGTCTTGCCTGTTTCATCACGCTGTAGTGTGTATAATTTTGTTGTGTCGTAACCACTCTGCGGAGCGTCTGCCTCTGCCTGATTAAGAACTGCCTGTGTAATCTGCATTTCTTTCTCATAGGTACTCATGATATCTTTAAGAGTATCTGCAAGTTTGTAGTATGTTGAATCAGGTGGAGCAATACCTGTAACTTCTCTTATGACCGTATATTTCTCGCCATTTGGTGCAGTTACGGTGTCGCCTGGATAATACGTTGAATCTAGATTCCAAGTACCTTTGAAGTTTTCCGAATCTGCAATCTGATCCAGTATGTCCTTGAATTCTTGTGAATCTACTAGTGGTTTACATTTTGCTCTATATAGATGAGGATACCAAGTTACACTAAATCCTTCCGCTGCACGATTTACTTCTTCCACAACATAAAAACGTTTTAGTGCAAACTGCAAGTCATTAAGAGCATACTCGTCCTTGAGATGTGGTAATTCAATCACATCACCTGCTATAATTTTTCTGCCAAGTTTTTCTATTGTATCAGTAATATGAAATGTAATGAATATTGTATCATTCTGTAAGAACAGGCCAAACTGGCTTAGATTAAAATCAATATCTTGAACATTGTAAACGCCACGCATAACATACACATCTGGATCATACTTTCTATCCCTGTTTTCAAGGAAAAGCATGTCCTGTATGTTTGTAGGACTTAATGTATCATATTTAGGCTGCGAGGGAGACCCTGCTGTATCCGCTGTTGCTTCGGCACCCAGATACTTGTGCATGAGCACATCGGTACCGCCAACTTGGAACATTTCCCAGGCAGTCTTGTCTATAAACTTGTAATCGTTGCCCTTTTCCGGGCGGTATAAACTGAGTCTTGGCATAGTATATGTATTTACCCTTTTTCACACAAGGCATAAATAGTTGTATGAGCCAAATTGACATAGAAAAACAAAAGGTTTTCAACTACGTTAAGAACATGCTAGGCGATGGCATGATTGACGTAGAACTTGATCCCGCACACTACGAAACTGGACTGGAAAGAGCACTTGGTGTTTTCCGCCAACGATCTGATAATTCAGTTGAGGAAAGTTACATTTCCCTTACGCTTGAGGAAGATCAGAATGAATACATTCTTCCGAAAGAAATACAACAGGTAAGACAAATTTATCGTAGAAGCGTTGGGTCAAGAACGGGTAACGGTACGGGTGGAACGGTGTTTGAACCTTTCAACCTAGCCTACACGAATACCTACTTACTAAGTTCAACCAACATGGGAGGGCTAGCCACATACGAATTATTTGCACAATACCAGGAACTAGTTGGAAAGATGTTTGGTTCATTCATCAACTTTACTTGGAATCCACAAAGCAAGAAACTAATTATTATGCAGCGTCCAAGAGGTACTGAACAAGTTTTATTGTGGGCATACAATGAGAAACCTGATTATGTAATTTTACAGGATGTTTATTCCGGACAATGGATCAAGGATTACACACTTGCTAACTGCAAGATCATGCTTGGACAGGCACGTGAAAAGTTTGCTAGTATCGCAGGTCCACAGGGCGGTACTGCTCTTAATGGAGCCAGCATGAAGCAGGAAGGACAGAATGATATCGAACGCCTAACAATGGAACTTGGAACACAGGTTGCAGGCGGCACAGGATATAGTTGGATCATAGGATAATGAGAGCAAGCGAATTTATAACAGAGGAAGAGCACGATCAAATCTACAACGAGGTAGCCAAGATGGTGTGGGGCAGAACTGGCGGAACAGCCAAAGGCGGTAAAACTAAACTTCGCTTTAGATGCTCTGTAGGTCCGAGAGCAGGAAGACAGGTAAGCCATCCTTCAAAATGTGTCCAGCAATACAATGTTGCTAAGGCTCAAAAAATGAAAACCACTCGTGCTAGAACTGCACCAACACAGGCACGCAGACAGCAAAGAACCAAATCAATCAACACAGCAAGCGTTTTGGCAAGAAAACTTAATACAGGTAAGCCAGGACAACCAAAACCCTTCTATTAAACACTTGACATTTACTCTAAAGACGCTATAATATAACTTTACTAGGAGAGTTATATGATTATAGGCGTTTGCGGTTTTATTGGTAGTGGTAAAGATACCATTGCTGATTATCTGGTCAACTTCCATGAATTTCGAAGAGAAAGTTTTGCTAATACATTAAAGGATGCTGTTAGTTCAGTATTTGGCTGGGATAGAACCATGCTGGAAGGACGTACCAAGGAAGCCCGCGAATGGCGAGAACAGGTAGACCCTTGGTGGGCTCAGCGTCTTGCAATGCCTACGCTAACTCCTCGATGGGTGCTTCAATATTGGGGCACTGAAGTATGCCGTAAAACGTTTCATGATGATATTTGGATTGCAAGTTTGGAAAATAAACTTCGACAAAGCAAGGATAACGTTGTTGTAAGTGATGTTAGATTTCCTAACGAGATTACAGCAATTAAGAATTTAGGTGGCAAGATAGTGTGGGTACAACGCGGAGCACTGCCTGAATGGTATGAGCATGCAGTAGAAGCCAATGCTGGGTCAAACGTTGCAATTAATGAAATGATGATTCGTAAGGTTCATGCTAGTGAGTGGGCCTGGATCGGTAGTGACTTTGATGCTATACTTGACAACAATGGCACCATTGATATGCTATTCAATCAAACAAAAAACCTTCTAGAAGTCAGCGACTAAATCACCCTGTTTCCAACGTATATTTTCCTTGGCCAACACGGTTCTACAATTAGCACAAACACTCTTTAGATTTGAGTGTCGACAATTATCTAGATTTTCGTCAACATGAAATACTCTAAATACTTCCGCGTGCGGTGATTTAAAACCGCATTTGTCACACTGATTTTTGATTCTATAACCTGCACGATACCACCTAGGTACTCCATGATTCAATCCATGGGCAGAACAGGATTCACATAGGCTCCTGTAATAGGTCTTGCCGTTCTTCTTATAGTTAACTGCTCGCGGTCTCAAACCGCACTTACACAACGGTCTCATGCATGTATTTACACCTTTTTGACCCCTTTATAATAGGGGTATAACCAGCCGTTTTTATCAAATCAAACTAAATACACTAGTAATACATTTAAAGTAATGAAAATTACAATACCAGGAGAGAATTGCAAATGGCACTTACATCACCAGGCGTAGAGGTTACGG